AGGGAATACGTCGGCCGTATCTCTCCCCGCCAGGCCCCATCGGCTTCCCGATGACCGATAGAACGGATGTTCTGTTCCCCGCCTTCCGCAGCCGGCGGAATCGGAGCGCCGTAGAACGCACGCTGCGCGCGCTGCGCCAGGCGGACCGGGTCGACGCGATCGACGCCGCGCTGGTCGCCGCGGTCCGGTCGACGGCCGGCGCGCTGGATGACGCGCCGTCGCCGTACGTCGCCGCAACCGTGGCGCGGGTCCATATCGAAGCGCTGCGGCTGCTGACCGGCAAGCCGGCGCCTGAACCTGACGAGCTGGATGCGTTCCTCCGAAGCCTTAAGCCGACCAGCGCCGGCCCGGTTCGCGACGCCGAGGACCGATAGCCGCGCCACGCTCGGCGAAGCGCTCGCGCGGGTCGGCGCGGTTCTCGGCGCGCCGCCGCTGCCGTGGCAGCGCCAGGTATTCGACGTGGCCGGCGAGCTGCTGCCGGACGGCCTGCCGGCCTACCGCGAGGTCCGCGTGACGGTTCCGCGTCAGCAAGGCAAAACGGCCGGCCTGCTGCTGCCGCTCATGGTCCATCGCGCGCTCGCCTTCGGCCGGCCGCAGCGAATCCTGTACACCGCGCAGGACCGGAATCATGCGCGGGAAAAATGGCAGGAACAAGTCGAGCAGTTGGACGCGACGCCGCTGCGCCGGCTGTATACCGTCCGCCGGTCGAATGGATCCGAGCGGATCCGCTGGCGGACCGGGTCGACCCACCAGATCACGGCGTCCGGCGAATCGTCCGGCCACGGCTTCACGCTGGACCTGGGCGTCATTGATGAGGCCTTCGCGCAGACCGACGACCGGCTGGTCCAGGCCTTCCGGCCGGCCATGATGACGCGCCGCGACGCGCAGCTATGGGTCGTGTCGACGGCCGGTACCGATGATTCGGTATTCCTGCGCGAGCGCGTGGAGGACGGCCGCGCTCGGGTCGAAGCCGGCGAGCGCGCGGACGTCGCCTATTTCGAATGGTCGCCGCCAGATGACGCCGATGCCGACGACGAGTCGACGTGGTACGCCGCCATGCCGGCGCTCGGCCTGACCATCCATATCGACACCGTCCGGAAGGACCATGCGGCCATGGACGCCGGCGAATTCGCGCGCGCCTACCTGAACCGCTGGTCGCCAGGCGGCCGGCCGGTGTTCGACCTGGCGACCTGGACGCGCTGCCGCGACGTCGATAGCTCGGCGTCGGGTCCGGTCGCCTTCGGCATCGACGTGTCGCCGGACCGGCGGACCGGCACGATCGCGGCCGCCGGCGGCCGGCGTGACGGCCGGGTCCATATCGAGCTGATCGACCGGCGACCCGGTACCGAATGGATCGCCGATCGGATCGCCGAGCTGGACCGGCGGCATCGGCCGCTGGCCGTCGCGCTGGACCCGGCGTCGCCGGCCGGGTCGCTGGTCACCGAGCTGTCGCAGCTGCGCCGCGTGCCGCCGCTGCTGCTGATATCCGGCCGCGCCTACGCGCAGGCCTGCGGCGCGCTCTATGACGACGTGTCGACGGTCCGCCTCGCGCATCTAGGCCAGCCGGCGCTCGATGACGCCGCGGCCGGCGCGCGCCGGCGGACGCTCGGCGACAGCTGGACGTGGTCGCGACACGACGGCGCCAGCGCCGACCCGGCGCCGCTGATCGCCGCGACCCTCGCGCGCCAGGCATGGGCGCAGGCGCCGCGGTCTAAACCGTCGATCCTGTAGCCGGCGCGTATGGCGTCGCCAATTAGAACGGATCCGGCGACGCGGTAGCCGCGGACGGCTATCGTCCGGCCTTGTGAGGGTCGGCGAAGTCCTACGGTGGATCGCGACCGGCGAAGCGCTACGCGCCGAGCTAGAGTCCGCCGACCCTCCCGAAGCCGAGCCGGTAACGCAGGCCATCGCGCGCGCGGTCGATGAGCGCATGGCCGCCTTCACGTTCGCCGACGCCTTGTCGCTGCCGGCCGTGGCGCGGGCCGTCGATCTGCTGGCCAGCCAGGCGGCCGCGCTATCGGTCGCCGCGTACGCCGACGGCATGCGGCTGGAGACGCAGCCGAGCGTCGTGCGCCGGCCGACGCCGTGGCCCGAGGTCCGCCGGCGCGACTTCATCTATGAGACCGTCCGCAGCCTGCTCGCGTCGCCGCCGCGCGGCGGGAATGCCTACTGGCTGGTCCTGCATCGCGACGACAAGGGATTCCCGACCGATCTGCTGGTTGCCGACCCGGCCGACGTCGCGGTCCGGTGGGATGAGCTGCGGCTGCGCCGGCGCTATGCCTGGCGCGGCGAGGACCTGGACCCGCGCGACGTGACGCATATCCGGATCGGCGCGCGGCCTGGCGATGAGTACGGGCATTCGCCGATCTTTGACTGCCTGCCGCGCCTGGCGATCATCGGCGCGGCCGAGGCCTACGCCGCGGGATTCTTCGCCAGCGGTGGATTGCCCGAGGTCGTCATCCGGTCCGGTACGCAGCTGGACCATAACGAAGCCATAGAGCTGCGGAACGAATACGTCGGGGATGGCGAGCGCTTCCCGGTCCGCGTCGTGTCCGGCGACCTGGACCTAGACTTCCCGGTCGCCGACCCTGAGCGCTCGCAGATGGCGCAGACCCGCGCCTATGCGGCGACCGAAGTCGCGCGCCTGCTCGGCATCCCGGCATCGCTGCTCATGGTCGAAACGTCCGGCGCGACCATCACGTATACGAATCCACAAGGCGCGCTGTCGCAGCTCTACCGCGAGACCCTGCTGCCGACGTACCTGAATCCGATCGAATCCGCATGGTCGGATCTGGTCCCTGGCACGCAGGCGGTTCGCTTCGAATTGAACGAGCTGCTAGCGGCCGACATTGTCACCCGTAGCGCGGTCCAGGTCGCCTACATGGACGCCGGCGTCCTGACGCCGGCGGAGGTCCGCAGCCTGGAAGGCTGGCCGACCGATCGGACCATCACCGGATCGCCGCGCTATGAGCCGACCGCGCGGCCGGTCGAATTGCCGCTGCCGACTTTCATGGAGGAATCCGCCTGATGCCGCCTGCCGATGACCAGCTGACCACGGCGCGCGCGCCGGCGTCGGCAGACCTGATCGTCCGCGACGAAGGCCAGCGCCTAGTGGACCTTCGGATCATGCCGTGGAATGTCGAAGCGCTGACGATCGACGGCCGCGAGACCTTCGAGCGTGGCGCCTTCGACGACATCGACCCGACGCGCGTGACGATCGAAGCCGGCCGCCATGGCGGACCGCTGGTCGGCCGCGGCGTGTCGCTGACGAATCGCGAGGACGCGCAATACATGACGGCGCGCATTGCGCCGACCCTGGCCGGCGACGAGCTGCTGACGCTGGCGCGCGAGGGCGTCTATCAGGACGTCAGCGTGGCCTTCCTGCCGGTCGCATCCGGCCAGCGCCGGCGCGGCGGCCTGACCGTCCGCAGCCGCGTCGACCTTCGCCGCGTCGCCATCCTGGAACGTGGCAGCTATCCATCGGCGGCCGTCCTGGCCGTCCGCACGCAACCGGAGGAACAGACCATGCCGCCGATCTTGTCCGAGATTCCGACGCCGACGCCGACGCCGGACCCGACGCCGACGCCGGACCCGACGCCGGACCCGCCGGACGAGCTGGCCTTCCGGTCGGACGTCATGGCCGAGCTGGGCGCGATCCGGCTCATGGCCGGCCGCCAGGCCGCCGGCGGCGCCGCGGATCCGTTCCTGCGCCTGCGGTCGTTCCCGTCCTTCGCGGACTACGTCGAAGCCGCGTACAGCGACCCGCTGCTGACGCGCGCGCTGGCCGACCAGCTGACGACCGACAATCCCGGCGTCGTGCCGCCGGCATGGGTCAACGAGGTCGCCGGCATTCTCGGCTTCGCGCGGCCGGCCGTCGGCGCGACCGGCGGACCCGCCAGCCTTGGCAGCTCGGGCATGGAATTGGACTGGCCGTACCTGGACCCGGCGCTGAACCTGGACACGATCGTCGCGAAACAAGCCGCGGAGAAAACGCAGATCGCCAGCGTCAAGGTGAAGATCCTCAAGGGGTCGCAGCCGATCGACACATATGCAGGCGGAAGCGACGTCAGCTATCAGCTGATCAGAAGGTCTTCCCCGAGCTACCGCGAAGCCTATCTGCGGATCCTCGCGATTGCCTACGCGCGCACGACCGAGGCCGCCTTCGAAGCGCAGCTGCTCGCGGTCGCCGGATCCAGCCTGGTCCTGACGGCCACGTCGACCGCGGACCAGGTCCGCGCGTTTCTGTTCGCCGCGTCGGCGATCGTCGCCGATAACACGGGCATGCCGGCCACGGCGGACCTTGTCTCGCCGACCGAATTCGCCAGGCTCGGCGGACTCGCGAACCTGTGGCCGTCCGCCTACGGGACCGCGAACGTCGCCGGCACGGCGCAGGCGTCGACCCTGTCGGTTAACATCTCGGGTCTGCCGATCATCCGCGCGCCGTTCCTGACCGGCAATACGCATCTGGTCCTGAATGGCGAGGCGGCACGCTGGCATGAGGATGGGCCGTTCCCGATCAGCGCCGAGGACGTCGCGAAGCTCGGCCAGAACGTCGCCATTTGGGGACTCGGGACGGGCGCGACCACGGCGCCGAAGGCCATCGTCAAGTCGACGCTGACGTAGCCGATGGCGCGAACCGAACCGTACGCAACGGCCGCGCAGCTCGCGGAGACCACGCCAGGCCTGTCGGCCGAGCGTGCCGACCGCGCGCTGGCGGCCGCGTCCGACTACGTCGACGCGGTCTGTTTCGGCGTCGCACCGGTGGCGCCGGCGCCGGATTCGTTCTCGGATCCGGTACCGGCGCGCGTGGTCCAGGCCACGCTGGTAGCGGCGGCACGGTTCGCGCGCGATCCGGAAGCGCCATACGGCACGATCGGCGGCATCGGCGAAGTGCCGGTGTACGCGAAAGGCCAGGTTCCCGACGCCGATAAGCTGCTGCTCGGCCTGCGCCAGTCCTTCGGTCTGGCATGAAGGCGGCGCGCGACGCGCTGGCGCGCCGGCTGGCCGCCGCTGCCGGCGCTGACGTGACAGTCGGCCAGGCGCCGATCCGCCAGGCGGCGCCGCCGCTGCTGATCATCGCGCCAGGCCGGCCGTACCTTCGGCCGGTCTCGGCGATCCCCGATTGCAGTACGTCGGTCCGCCTGGACGTCTGGTGCATTACCGGGCGCGAGGACGTCAACGCGCAGGACACGCAGGACGGCCTGGCGCAGCTGGTCGCCGACGTCGCCGGCGCGCCGGACTGGCAGGACGCCGACGACATGGTCTGTCTGCATCTGGGCGCCGAGTCCGGCAACGTGGCGACCGAGGACCTGGCCGGCATTCCCGGCCTGGCGACGATCGTCCAGCTGCGGATCGACGCATGACGCGGCAAGGCTTCGAAGCCGTCAACGGCCGCCAGGTCGCCGACGCGCTCGGCGATCTAGGCAAGGACGCCGCGGACCTGTCGGCGCCGACGCGGACGGTCCTGTCGGTCGGCCTGGACGCCGCGCGCGGCGCCGCGCCGCGCCTGACCGGCGCGCTGATCGGCGGCCTGGACGTGGTCGACGTCACGCCCGAAGGCGGCACGCTGGTCGCGGCCGCGCCGCATAGCCGCTATCAGGAGTACGGCACGCGCTACGTCAAGGCGCGCCGGTTCATGGCGGCCGGGTCCGAGGCGATCCACGCCGCCGCCGGCGATATCTACCGCGATGACCTGGCCGCGAAGATCGGCAAGGCCGCGTCGAAGGCTTAGGAGGAACGCACAATGCCGCCGCTGTTCATGAAGTCGGTCTCGCTGACGCTGCAAGCGGCCGGCGAGGCGACGCCGATCGAATTCAATTGCAATGTCCGCCTGGCGGCGATCGAAGCCGAGGCCGGCGACGCCGTGACATTCGAACCGCTGTGCGAGGACGGCGCGTATTCCGAGTCCGAGCCGACCACGTACGCGCTGCATCTGGTCGGCGCGCAGGACTGGACCGGGACGCCGGCGTACGGCCTGACGCGCTACCTGGACGAATTCGAAGGCCTGGCGGCAGCCTTCGAATTCCAGGCGCACGGCGCCGGCGTCGTGCCGTCCGCCGACCAGCCGGCGAAGTCCGGAAGCTGCATTCTCGCGGCGCCTAACTATGGCGGCGAGAAGTCGACGTATGCGGAATTCGACGTTTCCATGCCGATCGTCGGCAAGCCGACCCTTGTCGTGTCCGGCACGACGTTCGCCGCTGACGGCAAGGCCGCGGCGAAGGCGAAGGCGGAAGCCGCCGCATGACGGCCGAGCCGGTGCCCATTCGACCCGAGCAGGCGCCGCCGCTGGACCTGTCGGCGATCGTCGCGCGCCATCCGATCCAGGTCGTTTACCTGGACATGGCCGCGGTCCTTAACGGCCTGTCGGTCGGCGACATGATCGACTTGGAAGCGACGCTCGGCATCGGCTTCGCCGATATCGCCACGGCGCCGCGTATGTCGGTCCTCGCGACCCTGGCCTGGCTGGTCGGCCGGCGCGCGGATCCAGACCTGACGA